AGTAAGTCGGCGGCGAGTTCGGGCTTTGATCGCGCCGTCCATCACCATTGGCGGTTTTTGCTCGTGTATTGGACGTAGTATCCACTTGCCCCGAGCGGCAGGTTGTGGCGGACGATGGATTGATGCCCGAGGTATTTCAGGGCGGATGCGAGCGATTCGGCAGTTTCTTTTTTCATGGTCGTGGTTTCTATTGGTTGGGGTTCAGTTGGAGGCGTAGCGTTTTCCGCTGTGGTCGTTCTCGTGCCAGTGGATTCCTTCCACGGCGTTGCAGGCCAGCCAGCGCTCGATGCGCCTGGCCGCCCTTCCGTGTCTCTCGTGCTCCCTGTCAGAGCGCAGGGCCGTGGGGCTCGTGTGCCAGTTCCAAAGTTGGCAGGCGCGGGCGATGTTCCAGAGTAGGGGTTGTTTCATCGGTTTGGTGGGGTTAGCGGTTGTAGTGCGTGTAAAGCGTGCCGAGCCCGATCCGGCCGGCTTCGCGTGCCTTGGTGGTCGCGTGCTCCTGGATTGCCTTCCAGCCTTTGTTGTCTGGTAGGTAGGTGGTCTCTGTGGTGCCGTGGTTTTTGTTCCAGCGGTGTGTGTCCGGGTCGTAGTCGGTCAGCTTTGTGATGCAGTAGCGTGGGCGCGCGGGCTTGCTGCCGGCGTTGAGTCGGTAGACCAGCCTGCGGTCGGCGGCGACGTCGTCGTGGAAAATGGTCAGCTCAACTCCGCGCCGGTGGTCCCAGAAGGACCAGGTCCAGCATTCGGCGGCCTGCATGAGGGCCAGGAAGTCCGCCAGCGTGGCGGGGAATTTGATGGCTGTTTTCGTTTTCATTTTCTTTTGGGATTGTGGATTGTGTATTGCGGCGTTGCCTTGTGCATTCACCGTGCACATTTAATACGCGGGGGATTGGGGGAGCGCAAGAAAAAAAAGTAATTTTTTTTTATACCTTAAAAACAAGGGGAAAACCAACAAAACCGCCCGTCCCAGCGCATACCAGGACGGGCGGGAATCGAATTTTCCGGCGTGTCACTCGCTGGCAGGCTCGGCAGGCATACCTGCCGCAGCGCGGGCCGTTGCGATCTCCTGCACTGCACGCTCACCACGGCGCGACGCGTCGCACCGGTCAATCGCACGCCTCAGTGGATGCTCCGCTGGGTAGGCAGGAGCGACCAGTCGCGCTGCATCAAGCAAGGCCTGCCAGTGATGTGAGATCCCGCGTGCCCGGCGGCCTGCATAATTTCGCGGTGGCGGCGCGGGCAACTCGATAGGATCCACGAAACTCACTTCATCTTCAATATCCGCGCCGGGGCATAATTCCGGCAGTGCCGGGATGGGCCAATATCGGTCGCTCCCGAGTTCGCGCACGTATTGCCCATTGATCAATTCATAATTCACGGACCTGCATGGGATTTCCGCACCGAGTCCCAGGACGTCAGCGTGTGACAGCCGGCAGCGGTAGCTAATCCCGTCCTCACGTGTGTGCGGATAGCATCGCCGGATTCTTCCGTCGATCGTCACAGTGTATTCGCGGTGAGAGGTAATTACTTTTGTTTTTGTGGCTTGTGGATTCATGGCGCGGGCAAAGTAGGAAACTTTTATAGGACATGTCAAATCTTTTCCGCTGTTTGATTACAGTCTTGACACCCCTACATGTTAGTACTTGCAATGAAAAAAAGTATAATAAAAAGAGATATGAAAAGATTATGGAATTTCCGTGAGGATAGAAATGAAAATCCACGCACTCACTAACATATAGGGGTGTGCCTGATTAAATCTTTTCGTGCGCACGCCACGCCAGCTCACTCGATCTCACAGAAAACCCATCAACCCATCCCGATACGAAGATGAAAATATGGGTTTGCTGATGCGGCAGCGAATTTCACCGCACGCGAGCAGGCCGCCCGCTAGACCGTCGATCTCGCCCTCCCATGCGCCCCCGCCGACCCGTCATGCCAGCGATTCTAGGCGCTTCGCACTACCATCCGTGGTATAGCTTGCCCGCATCCCCGGAAATTACAGCACGAAAAGCCATAAGTCACTGATACTCTATGCCGCTGGATTCCGCATTTTATACGTTGTCACAAGTACTGGCCGAAAACCTAATTGACCGGCTTACTCAGGTATAACCGGCAGCCAGGGGGGGGAGGGGTTGCGCTTCGGTCGGCTCGAAAAACTTATATCCATAACCCAGCCAAACAAAAAATCAGCAACGGGAATTTGTGTGTGCACGGGAATGTTTCATGTGGAACGCGGGATGCGTACAATGTATTGACAGGGTGGGGTTGGATGTGGTAGGCGATTGGTTGTGCCGAGGTATCGCTCGAATGGAGGATTGGATGACGCCCGAGTGATCGACGGCGACATGAGGTTTGTGGGGGTGAACCAAAGGGACGACGTGAGTCAGTTGGAGGCAGGTGAGGTGAGGGAGAGTTTGAACGGGAGGATTGACGGGTATTGGCAGCCGAGGAGGGGAGTTGAGTTGCGGAGTGGGGCGTTGAGTTCGACGGTGGTTCCGTTGCAGTTGCCGTTCTGGTTGGTGGATGCGGTTGGCGGGGATGCGATCACGGGTGCGGAGTTGGCGGATGACGTGGTGACGTTGGAGGTTGTGGGGCATGGGATGGAAGGTGGTTTTGATTTATCGAACACGGGACTGTTTGATTTTGGAGGGGATACGGCGGACGGTGGGTACACGCTGGAAGAGACTTTGGACGGCAAGCCAAGTTATCAGAGTCAAGGTGGTGTGTGTGTATTTCAGTGGGATTCGACTCCTGGCAGATGGCGATTTTTTATTAACGGGTTTCAGGCGGCTTATTCCGATGATGATGTTGCGCGCCCGGATTTGGCGGTGTGGAGGTATGACAGCACTACGGCATTAGCCCCGTTTTTCTTTTCGTTAAGATGGAGTCCGTCATGGCTTGAAGTGCGGGGTCTTGGATTTGCCACGACAAACCCGAATGGGTTGAGGTTGGTGACACCGGTGGATGTGGACACGCTGACTTACCCGTTGGTGGGAGCGGACGAGGTGTTCACGATTGGTGGAGGGGACGACAAGGTTCTGGTCGAGTTGAACGACAGCGCGGTGGGGGACATTTACGGGTCGTGCATGTTCAGTGATCCTGCGGACTCGTTGGAGGAAAGCATCGTGATTGCTGGTGGACTTGAGGCGCGGAAGGTGAGGTTGAGCGACTACTCGGTGAGCGGGTTGACGTATCCTGAGGGCACGATGTTGGGTGGTGAGGTTGAGATGTTGCAGTGTTTCGACCGGGTGATTCTGTTTCGGGAGGGATTGTCGGCGTGGGAGTGGATACCTGGCGGCAGGCCGGTGTCTTCGAGTGCGGTGGTGTCGAACGTGGTGACGGTGACGTTGCCAACACACGGGTTGACGACGGGTGACGAGGTGGTGTTGAGCGGGTTGACGTTCACGGGGACGGACCCGAACGGGACGAGGGTTGTGACGGTTGCGAGTGCGGACACGTTCACGTTTGCGCTGACGACAGCAAACGAGACGCACGGGGTTGCGTCGGCGAAGGTGGTTGTGAACGGGTTCACGAAAGTGGTTGGGGGTGTGTATGCGGTTCCGCAGTCGTTTTCGGTGAGGGAGGATGACGTGGTGGTTGCGGATGGGTATGCGACATTGACAGTCTCGGGGAACACGACGATCCGAAGCGGGGACCGGATTCGGATGTATGGGTCGGAGATCGGGCATTTTACGGATTTTGTGGGCCGCGAGTATCTGGTGAGCGAGGCGGATGCCACGTCGGTCAGGTTTCCGATTGCGGCGGGCGACTACACGTCGGCGGGAACAACCGATTACTTGTATGTCGGGAAGAACGCTCCGCAGGGGTTGGGGTTCATCCACATGCCGGGTGCGCCGTGGGGTGTGTATTTCCAGCGTCGGTTGTGGGTTCCGTATTTTTACGAGCCTGGCGGCACGGCGGCATCGCCGACATTCGCGGATCGTGACATCCGCGACGAGATTGTGGCCAGCGACATCCTCGACTCGGACACGTATGACCGCGTGTATTCGCAGTTCCGGGTGACGGCGGGGATTGCCGATCATCTTGTCGGGTTGCAACCGTTCTTCAACGACGGGCTGTTGGTCTTGATGCGCAACTCGCTGCACCTACTTGCCGGCACGCAGGGCAGTCTGGAGGATACGGTTGTGACCGAGTTGACGAAGGAGGTGGGGTGTCTGGCGCGCAGGTCGGTTGTGGGGATTGGGAGCGCGGTGTTTTTTCTGTCGGACAACGGCGTGTATGGGGTTGAGTTCATCGACCAATACAACCTTCGGGGGATTCAGGAGCCGTTGAGCAAGCCGATCCAGGGATACATCGACCGGATCAACGCGGATCTTGCCGCTGCGGCGGTGGGCGTGTATTTCAACAACCGGTATTTTCTGGCGGTTCCGCTGGATAGCGCGCCGAAGGTTGGCGATGCGCAGGGCAACAATTCGGTATTGGTGTTCAACGTGCTCAACCGGGCATGGGAGAGTGTGGATACCTACGGGGTTGGCAACTTCAACATCCGGCGTTGGCACATCGGGGCCGCCGGTGAGCGCAACGCGCTTTACATGGTCAACGAGTTCGGGGGCATCCACGAGTGTGATGCGACCAACACGCCGGTTGACCGGTTGTCGTTCAACTCGTTGGGCGAGGCGACAACCCACGATATTGACTACAAGTTGGTGACGCGCGGCTACACGCACGGGACGTATGAGCGCAAGAAGTTCCATGAGGCACAGATCACGCTGCGGGCGGACATCGAGGCGGTTGACGCGATCATCGACTTTTCGACGGAAGACCCGGACACCGACTCGTATCAGGTCGGGCAGGCGTCGGTGTTGCTTGGCAACGACATTCCGGGAGGAGAGCAGGCCACGCTTCGCGTACGGCTGGGCAACACCCGTGGGCATCACGGGTCGCTGACAATCCGGGCGCTTGACAACTCGTCGATCCCGGTTGGCAGGCCGAAGGTGACGAGTGTCGCCATCGAGGCGACGGTGACGAACAGGGCAACGATTTCACAACAATAGACGACCATGGCAATACTCACGAAGGGGACGACATTCGCGGACGGGGACCAAGTGACCTCGACCAAACTTAACAACCTGGTGGACTCGGCGGCGTTTGTCGCGGGGGCCAGCGGTTCCGCTGACGATGCGACAATCGAGGTGGCTGGCGGTCAGTTGCGGGTCAAGACGATTCAGACGGGCAACATCGCCAACGGCGCGGTGACAACGGCGAAACTTGCGGACTCGACTGGCACGGCAGATGGCGTGACGGCGGCGAAGTTGGCAAGCAACGCGGTGACAACCGCCAAGATTGTCGATCTTGCGGTGACGACGGGCAAGATTGCCGACGATGCCGTGACGCCGGCGAAGATGGCGGCGGGGATGCCCGTCAAGATCGAGCAGGCGGCCAAGACGGACCCGCAAACCATCGCGTCCGGTTCATGGACCGACATCACCGGGTTGTCGATTGCGTTCACCCGCAACATGACTAACAGCAAGGTGAGGGTGCAGGCGCAGTTGAGCGGTTCTTCCACCGTTGTGACGCCGATGGCCATTCGGATTTTGCGGGAGGCGACGGCGGTTGGGGTTGGCAACGTGATCAGCAGCCGGACACAGGCGACAACCGCGTTGAGCGTCATTGGCGGTGACACGGCTGGCATTCAATGCGCGTCGATTGACTTTATTGACAACGTGTCGGCGGTTGCAACCAACCCGCTCACCTACAAGTTGCAGGCGTTGGTGTCATCCGGCAGCGGGTATATCAACCGGTCGTTCACGGACGGGACGACAAGCAACTATGTCAGTCCGATTTCCACTTTGACGCTGACCGAGATCACAACGTGAACCCCCACCTCCAACGATTTATCGAGACCTATGAACGCGCAGGCGGCGACTACCAGCAGATCCTCACATGGCACCTCGCGCATGGCGCGGTGTTTTCGTCCGCCGATGCGTTCGCGCTTGGCTATCACGCCGACAGCGGGCGGGACTTCGCCCCGGTCGAGTATCCGCATTCCGACACACTGTTCGTGGTGTGGTGTTCGGGAGACATGCTGTCCGCCGTCATGGCTTTTGTGGATCGGTATGAGTATGTCGCATGGACCCGGGATTTCAAGAACTCACCGCGCGTCAGATGTCACAGAATGTCCGACATTTTCAAAAAACTAACATAATAAAATCATGGGCAAAGCACCAAAAACACCGGCACCACCAGTGCCAGATCTTGAACGGGACATTCTTTCATACGTCAGCGGCGTGTCGAAGGCGTTGCCGACGACCATTGGATTCGAGCAACAATACCGACCGCAGTTCCAGGGGTTGAACCTTGGCGACATCTCGTCGTTCCTCCAGGGAACGGGCGGTCAGATGGGTGCCATTGGGTTGCAAGGGCTGGCAACACAGCAGTCCGGCGAGCAGATCGGGGCGGCCCGCGCAACCGAGCTTGCGCAGATGCAGGGGCAGGCAGGCGGGGTGCGCGGACTACTTGGATTGTTGTCACCCGAGTCGGCAACGCAAATTGGCAACGCGCAACAGGAGGCGCAGCGCGCCTACCAGTCGGCGCGCGGACTGACCGCCGAGGAGAACCGGATGGCGACACAGATGGCCCGCGAGTCGTTCGCGCAGCGCGGCATGCTCAACAGCAACGCGAGTGTGGCGGGCGAGGCGTTGAGCCGTGAGGGTGTAATGGCCGCGAAGCGCAATGAGGCGGCAGCCCGCGGAGCAACCGCGTTCGACATGGGGCAGGAGTTTTACGCAAGACCCGGATTGCAGTTGCTTAACGGTCTTCCGCAATCTTACCAGGCTGGCCAGCAGCAGGTTGGCATTGGTCTCGGTTCCATTGGAGCAGGCACTCCGCAGTTGTTCAATATGGACGCGGCTCTCGGCGTGGGGGCTGCCGATAGGCAGAACCAGTTCAACGCGGCTTCGGCGAATGCACAGGCAAAAGCGGCGCAAAACAACGCAAATACCCAGGCGGCGGCGGCGGTTGCTGCTGCGGCACTGATGGCGTTTTCCGACAGGAGGTTGAAAAAAGACATCCACAAAATCGGCAAGACTCCGGGCGGTCACAACAAGTATTTGTTCAAATACAAGAATGACCCTGCCGAAATCCACCGCATTGGCGTGATGGCGCAGGAGGTTGAGAAGAAACAGCCGAGCGCGGTGAAGACTATTGGCGGATTCAAGGCGGTCGATTACTCTAAAATCAAATAAATCCATGCCATACGGACAAGCACAATCAATCGGCGCTGGATTTAATCCCGCGATGAACATTGTCGATTACACCGGCTATGTGGACGCTGCAAAAACGCAGGCACAAGGGCAGATCAATGCGGTCGATACGATCTCTCAAGGCATCGTTGCCGGGATGGACATGCAGAAGCAAAACAAGGAGCTTTCCGCCACGAAGAAGTCCACCGAGATAATGATCGACAGCGCCATGAATCTCTATGGCGACATGATTCCCGGATTGAAGGACCAGTTCACGGCGGTCAAGGCGCAGATGAACGACCCGTCCATTTCGCTGTATGAGCAGGCGGCAATCGGAAAAACCATGGCGGCGTCGATCAGCGACATTCTCAACATGCAGGTCCAGCGCATCCAACTCGACATGGCGCAACAGCGCCTTAACAAGATGAACCAACCGGCGGCGGTCGAGTCCGGCCCGTCGTGGGGCGACTGGGGCGGCCTCTAACATACAAATCACATGGAAACCATCGACAGCAAACGGTATTTCCGCCCCGGATCGCGGGGGGATGCGGCAATCCAGCAGTTCAACCTTGTCATCAAGCAGGCAAAAGAAGTCGGCATGGACGTGTCAGGCGTGATCGAAAGTGCCAACGCATCCTTAGCCAACAAGGACATCGGCACATTCATTGCGTCTTTCCAGGGGCTTTCCGGCCAGGTTAAGGGCTACAAGCCAACGGACAAGAAAGAGGCGGAAGGCTACAAGCCGAAAGACGCTGGCGAATTGTTCACGGAAAGCGCCAACTTGATTCAGCAAGCGGATGAGATGAATATCCCGTTGCCGCCCGACCAGGTTGGGGAGTTGAACAAAACCCTTACAAAAGGCGAATTTGACAATGCTTCGCGCATTTACAGTGCGTTGCAAACCCGCGTGGACGCGGTGAGCAAGCAACAGATTGAGGAGGAAAAGCGTCTTGTCACACTTGACGACGGCAATCAGGTGCTTGTGGGACAAAAGACCGGAACTCGGTATCAGCCAAATGGTCGTCCCATTGCATCCGGCCCACTTAACACACAGTATTTCAATCTCACGGCAGACCGCCTTGGGTCGGCACTGAAGATCAATGCCAGCGACTTTGAGGAAGGGCAAGGCGCGGTATTCGGTTCAACCGCCTATTCCGCGAAAGTGGCACCGGACACTACCGTCTATGAAAAGATGAAGGTGGATGTCGGTCAGGCCCGCCAGTTGTGGATGTCAGGCAAACCCGACGAGGCGCTTGATCTGATGATGGCAATGAAGTTCAACTCACCGTGGGGCGGACCCATGGAAAAGGAGACATTGCGCGTGATGTGGGGTGATATACCGCAACCGTCAGAAACACCAACGCCAGAGCCGGTCGCTGAGAAGGTCTATGAAAACTACCGCGAGGCGGTGAAGGCGGAAGAGGAAAAGCAGAACACCCGCCCGCCGATTGGCGAAAGACTCAAACAGCTTAACACGAAATGACCCCGGAAATCGTAGCCCAGCTTCGCAAGGAAGGATACACCTATGGTGAGATCGCGGAAGAGTTGCGCACGCAGGACGGGCGCGCGGATACCTTGCTCCGGGAAGGCTACACGCCAAACGAGGTTGTTGACAGCGTAGTTGGTGTGAAGCAGAAAAAACCACCAGACCCGCCGACTGGCGAAGACCCGTCAATCGCGCGCATAATGGCGGGTATTGGTGTGCAGATTGCCATTGAGGAAACCGCCAAGGTAGCGGGAACAGCAGCAGGGACAACGATTGCGCTTGTGGGTGGGCAAGCAGGCCCGCAGGCGGCTACTCCAGAAGAAGTGGTCACTGGCCCGTTAGGCGCGGCACTTGGCTACGTGAGCGGAGCGATTACCGGCGGGGTGGTTGGGTCAATCACGGCGCAGGAGATCGAAGGGCGCGACAGCATTTCATGGGGACGGGTCGCGGGAGACACGTTGCTCAACTTCATCCCTGGAACCGAGATGAAAAGCGGACCGAGGTTGTTGCGGAAAATCAGTAGGGGCATGACCCGTCACCCGATTCTTGGCACGGCGATTGTCGGAGGCGTCACCAGTCCGGCAGCCATCACGCTTGAGAAGTGGGGAGAGACCGGCGAGACGCCATCGCTTGAAGAGTTGCAACGCGCGGGATTGACCGGATTGGCGCTTGGAGCCGGTCTTGGATGGTCTGGCGACAAGGCTACGCAACTGATGCGGCGGTTTGCGGGCAAGCCGGCCAAGGTGATCGACGATCTTGTCAACCAGGGAGACCGTGGGGCGGTTGCCTACATCAACGCCTTCACCGAGAACGTCGATCCGCGCGAGTTCATGACCGGCGAGAACGTCGCTAAGCACTTGAAAACGCTGGGGGCAACCATCCAGTCAAAGACGGCACCGTCAAAGCTGGCGGGCGAAGCAACCACACAGGCAATCCGCGATGCAAAAAACATCGCCAGTGCCGGCAGTGAGATTGGTGGCCTGCTCGGGAAGCGCGTCGAGACGGCCATCGAGAACTCTGCCGACCCGCGCGCAACCCGCCAACTGGCGGTTGACTACCTAGGGAGTAAGATCGGCAAGCTCCCGCAAGAACTCAAGGGGTTGCAAGGCGACTTGTCGCAAGGCCGCAAATACATCCGCGATTATCAAAAGCAGTTGCTTTTCAACCATTATCGCGGACAGCGCCCGCTCACCGACGCCTTGCGGACGGAGATTGAGGACAGCATGAACCGTGGCGACTACCTCACCCGCTCGTATCGGTTCTTCGAGGATGGTGAGTATCGCCCGACACAGAAGCAGCTTGATGCCTTGCGGACCCGCCTTGGCAGCGATGGCATGTCACCCAAGGATGTTGACCGATACATCGCCGAACTGAATTTGAAACGCGCAAGCAACCCGGAGGATCTTCATGACTTCGTGATGTCGCAGAACGCGGGAATCCTCAAGGAGAAGAAAGACCTTTCTCCAGAGCTTCGCAACTACCTTGGCGAGTATGTGAACCCCGGAGAACAGTTGGCGGCCAGTATGTCAAAACTTTCACGGTTGGTCGCCTACGATGCTGCCGACGCCACCGCATCAAAAGCGATGTTTGATGCGGGATTATTGAAACGCGCGGGTCAGGATTTGCCGGAAGGATGGTTGCCAATCAAGTTGCGGCGAGGCACAGCACACATTGCACAGAAGGAGCTTTACGGGCCGCCAGAACTTCAGGTCGCCATCAACCAACTTTACGGAATGGGAGCGGACGGCAAGGCAATGGATGTTGCCGACTCGCTCATTGCCGACCTGTGGGATTCCGGTGTTGCGGCATCCAAAGCGGCAAAGGTTCTTGGAAACCCGCCATCCTACGCGGTCCAGGTCTATTCCAACTTCATGAACCTGCTTGGCCAAGGAATGAATCCGTTCAAAGGATTGACCCGTGGGGCCAAAATGGGTGTGGCTCAGTTTTCGGATACCCCGATTGGCAGGATTCCCGGGCTTCGCAACATGGCCCGTGACATGGATCTTCCGTCGATTGACGAGTTCAAGCGCGCAAAAGAACTTGGGCTTGTGCCGCCCGGCATCCAGTTCGCCGACATCCAGGCCGGCACTACCGGTCGCCGGATTGGCCGCAGAGTTGGGCAGGTGCTTGAACCGTTTGGCAAACTTTACAGCTTGCCTGACATCGCGTTCCGCATCTCGGCGTTCGAGAACTATTCATCGTTCATGCGCAAGGCGTTTCCAGGTGCTGACGATGGGGCGTTGTCACGGGTGGCTGCGGAGTTGACCAACGACACCTACCAGAACTACGACTACCTGAACAGGTCACTCAAAACGCTTTCGCGCAAAGGTGTGCCGCTCGGGCAGTTTGCCGCATTCTCGATGGAGTTGTTGCGCAACCAATACAACCAGGGCGTGCTTGTGAAACGCATGCTCGACGGGTCGTTTGCCGAACAGGTTGGCAAGCGCCTTGGCGTGGCGGCAAATCCTACGGCAATCAAAAAGGAGGGAATCAAGCGTGCCGCATCACTCCTTGCGGTGTATGCTGGTGGTGTGGCGGCAGTCACGCAATACAACCGCCGCGACACCAATCCCGAGCAGGAACGGGCCATGCGCGAGACAGTGTTCCCTGATTGGGACGCGAACCGCCCGTTGTTGATCAAGCAAGGCAAGGACGGCAAGATCTATTGGACGAATACGAGCTACCTTGTCCCTCACATGCAAACGGCAGCTCCGTTCATGTCGGCCATTCGCGGCGAATCGTTCGGTGACGCGGCAAAGAAATTCACGGCAACCGCCGGCGAAGACCTTCTTGGCGAAGGCAGCTTCGTCATGAACAGCCTGTCTCAAGCGTTGCAGAATCACAGCTACCAGACAGGCAGCCAGATTTCAGTTTCTCCTGACGGGGTTCAAAAGGCATCCGACATTTCGTCATGGTTCGTCAAAGATCTTTTTGAACCCGGCATTGTTCGGGAGATTGAGAAGGCGCGGACCAACCCGGCGAAAGTCACGGCAGCCCGGCAGATGGGATTCAGGGCAAACAGCACGACAGTTGAGGATGGCTTCCGCTACAAGGCCGGCGACATGCGCATTGCCCTGAACGGATTAAAAGCCGACGCGGCGTTCAACCGCAGCCGACTGGAAAGGAACAAGATTGGCGAAGCCGAATACCAGTCCGAATACGCCCGCATCAACAACACGTTCCGTCAGAACTCAGAAATCCTCAACCGCCACGTCGCCAACCTGAAAGTGCTTGGCAAGACAGAGGATGAGATTATCCGCATGCTCCGCGACAACGGGCTGGGTGCGGAGACCGCCCTCTACGCCACCGCCGGGATTGTCAATGACCTTCCAGCCGGAAGGGGACAAAGCATTGCCGACCGTCATGAGGCGATGCTGGCAATGCCGGACGGAGAACGCATGAACGCGATCATTGCCATTGCCAAGGAAGACCCGGAGATCGGCAGGCAAATCATGACCCGCGAGAAGGAATACCGCCGAGACCGCGCTCTGAAAATCAGCGAACGCGACAAGGCGGTCCGCTCACTCAGCGTCACCGATGGCAAGCGCGCCGAGTTTATCATCACGGAAATGAAAAATTCAAGCGATCCGACAGGCGTCCTTTTGCGCTACCGCAAGAAGGGACTCACCACGCCGCAGGTTGAGCGGCAAATCATGGAAATGACAAAATGAGATCCAAGAGAAAAATCAAGCCGATCCATCTTGAAAAGAATCCGCCTGGAACAATCAACAAGAAGATGGACATCGCTCCGGTGATCGAGTGTCCGGTTGAGTTCGTCATGAAGGTTCAGGAACTTGGCGAGACCGCAACAAGGGCATGCCTTGAACGGGTGAAACCGGCAAAGGCAGCCTTGATTTTGTGGCGGTTGGCGCAGGGGATTTCGGTGCGCCGCATTATTGAGGAGACCGGCGCTTGCCGCAAGACAATCAGAGGGCTTCAACTTCGCTTGCGCCAACCGTTGTCCGAACAAAAAGCCCGCTTTGCCGCGCTCTACGCGCAGGCCGCCAATGAATACACCGAGTTGCTGTTTGAGAAGGCGGACCGCCTGTGGGAGAACCCGGAACAACTGGACAATATCTCACCCGACCGTCTGGCAGTGACCGTTGGGATCATGACCGACCACGCATCAAGGCTGTCCGGCATGGCGTCCAGCGTGATCGAGCACCGCACTGGCGCGTCCATTGAGGACGCCGCCAAGATGATTGAGGACGCCAAGAAACGGATTGCGGAAAAACTCCGCGAAAGCGCAATCGAAGCCGAAGTCATTCCATGCTGACCTGGAAACCACACTCTGTCCTGAAACCACCGACCGACGACGAGTTGGCCGCGATGGAACCACAGGAATTGGTGAACCTGCACTCAGTGTATCACGAGGCGATTGCCAACGCTGAACGTGACCCGTATCGCTTCGGTTTCAAACTGCCGCACTGGACGCGCGTTGAGGAGGAACTTTCCAACGTCACAGAGGTTGTGTGTTTGGGTGGCAATCGCAGCGGTAAGACGCGACTTGGGGCGTTCATGGTGGTGCGTGCCGCCGCCGAGAACCCCGGCAGCGAGATTTTCTGTTTTGCGCAGACGAGCGAGGTCAGCATCCGGCAACAACAGTCTGCCGTGTGGGAGGCATTGCCAGTCGAGTATCGGCAAAAACAAACGTCCGCCGGTGCATACATTGCATATACACGGAAGAACGGATTCACCGACTCCAGCCTGATTCTGCCGAACGGCAGCCAGATCATTTTCAAAACCTATACCCAGTATGCCAACAACCAGACGATTCTGGAGGGCGCGGAACTTGGCAGCAAGAACCCAAAGTGGCACAACATCGGAGTTTGGCTCGACGAGTATCTGATCGGACCAGAGTTGATCAACACCCTGCGTTTCCGTCTTGCCACCCGTGAGGGAAAGCTCCTGCTGACGTTCACGCCCATCGACGGATACACCGAAGTAATCAAGGAGTATCTGGATTGCGCGCACACCGTAGAGACCAAGCAGGCGGAGCTTCTTAACGGCGAGACAGTCCCCTACGTCCAGCGCAGCGCAAAGCGCAACGCTTCTATCCACTACTTCCATAGCCAGGACAACCCGTTTGGCGGGTATGACCGGATCAAGGAAACCCTGATTGGACGCGGGCGCGAGGAAATCCTGATTCGTGCCTACGGCGTGCCGGTCAAATCGCACGCAACGAAATTCCCGCGCTTTAACAGCGCGGTCAACGTGGTCGATCCGGCGACAATCCCCCGGCGAGATGTCACCCGCTATCATATCATCGACCCTGCCGGCAGCAAAAACTGGTTCATGTGCTGGATCGCGGTGGATGCGTCCAACACCTATTGGGTTTATCGGGAATGGCCGGGCGTGGACGTGGGCGAATGGGCCGAGTGGAAAGGCGGCAAGTGGCTACCCGGTGAGGGTGCCAAGGGACAGGGGCTTGGCATTAACGACTACGTGGACCTGATCGCCGCCTTGGAAGAGGGCGAGGAGATTTACGAGCGCCTGATTGACCCGCGTCTCGGTTCGGCCAAGTATCAGGGAAGCGACGGCAGTTCGTCGATCATCGAGGACTTGGCCGAAAACGGCGTGATTTGCATTCCCGCCCCCGGGCTGGACATTGAGGACGGACTTCAAGCCTTGATTGGCAAGATGTCTTGGGATACAAGCAAGCCGCTCGACAGCGTGAACCGTCCGCACTTCTACGTCTCAAACGAGTGCGAAAACATCATTCACGCCTTGGGCGAATACACTGGCGAATCAGGACTGAAAGAGGCATGGAAAGACCCGATTGACGTTCTCCGCTACGCCGCCGTAGCCGACATTGACCATTTCGAGAAATCAAGCCAACTGGCAACCTGCAACCACCGAGGAGGATATTGAACATGAGAATCCGCAATCAACGCACACAAAACGCGCACAACGCCCCAATCGAAATAAACGAAACCACGCCTCCAACCGAGGATGCCAGCATTGTCGCGCATGGGCCTCAGAACGAGGTGCCTTACGGATTCGCGCCAACACCGGAACCCGTGGCCGAACCCGCTCCGGCGGGATCAAATGATACGGTCGATGTGATCGGTATTCGACCGGCGATGAACAAGAACTTCATCTACGCCAATATGAATGGCGAGCGGGTGGCTGTGTTTGCCGGGAAACGGTGGGCCGCCAAGCTGGCTGGCAAGAAATTCAAAGTGACCATCGAGAACGACGGCACGCAAACCACCTACCGCCACGCACCATGAACGACGACACCCTGATTTTTGCCGAAGCCGAGCCGGACATCGAGGCGCTGAGCCAGGCATACCGCGACGACATTTGCAACATCGACGAATACCTCGAAGTGTGCCGCCAATCGTACGACGACCGGCGCAACATCTGGCAGGGCAAGTCGAATGACCTGCGCAAACACGGCGCGAACGCATTCCCGTGGGAAGGTGCCAGCGACCAGGAGGTGAACGTGGTGGGCGAACGCATCGACGCCTACGTTGCTCTCATGACCGAGGCACTGGAACGCAGCCATATCAAGGCATTCCCGACATCCGTTGCCAGTCTTCCCCGGGCCGGCGTGGTCTCATCGTTTCTCAAGTGGATGCGCTCGACCTACATCCCCGATTTCAAGGGTCAGATGGAGGCGTCCGCCAACCACCTGCTTGAGAAAGGAATCGCCGTCTCCTATGTCGGGTGGAAGCGGGAGCTTCGCACCTACCTCCAATCGGTAACGTTGGAAGAGATCGCCCAACTCTCGCCGGAAATGGCACAGATGATCGTGGGTGGCGAGGATGACGCAATGCTCGCCGACCTTGTGCAACAACAGTTTCCGAGCACAAGCCGCCGCCGGGCAAAGACGGCCATTGCCAACCTGCGGAACAAGGGGGAAGCAGAACTCACGTCCCCCCGCGTGTCCGTCGATTGTCCGATTGTTCATGCGTGCGCCCCGGATGGCGACGTGATTTTCCCCCCCTACGTCACCGACCCGCAGCAGTCGCCGCACATTTTCCGCCGGTGCTTCATGACCAAGCAGCAACTTGAGAAGATGGTCACCAACGAGGCATGGGACCGCGAGTGGGTGGACGAGGCCAAGAAGCTCGCCGGGCAGGATAGCCACAAGCTCGAAAGCGAGAAACAGCAACTCAACACGCGGCTGGCCATGACCGACGAGGATGATTTGGTGATGGTGCTTTATGCCTACCAGCGAATGATCGACGACGACGGGGCAGAGGGGATTTACTGCACGGTGTTTCACCCGGACATCAAGGGCTACGCGCACCACGAGTTGATGAACGGACACGACGACTATCCGTTTGTGACTACCCGCCTGACCCGCTCCGAAAAGCGTCTCTACGAGGTGCAGACCATGTGCGAAATCCTCCGTGGTCCGCAGATGCAGATCAAGACCGAGTGTGACAGCCGTACAGACCGCGCCAGCATCGCCACCTTGCCCCCGATCATGCACCCGGCGGGCCGACCTCCAACCGATTGGGGTCCGGGTAGGAAGGTGCCTTACAGACGCCTGGGCGAGATCGCCTTTGGTCCGGTGCCACAGATGGATCGGGGCAGCATCGACGTTGAAGTCGGCAAGCGCCAGCAGGCAGACCGCGCCGTGGGGCTGGACTTCGACTCGCCGCTTGCCCCGACGCGCCAGCAGTTCCTCATGGGGAAATTCCTCGATCACGTCCGCGACTGCCTGACGATGGCGTGGAAGCTGTTTCAGCGCATGGGGCCGGACGAGGTGTTCTTCGTTGTCACTGGCAACCCGAATCCGCAACTGATCCAGAAGGGATCTCCCGACGAGTCCTATTCGATCACAGTCAACTTCGACACGCGCGTCAACGACCCGGAGACCGCCAAGGCGCAGCTTGAGCAAATCGGCAGCCTGATGCAGTTCGACCGCAACGGGCGCATCGACGTGGACAAGTTCCTTGAGTTCACCGCTGCGGCCATCTCGCCGGTGCTGGCGGACTACGTGCTTCAACCCGCCGAGGAGGCGCAGCAGAAGGTGGCAAAAGCCGTGACCGACGACATTGCCAAAATCTTCGCCGGCATCGAGATGCCCGCCCAACCGAACGGCGCAGCCATGGCGTTGCAGTTGGTGCAAGCCTACGCGCAGCAGCCCGACGTTGGCCAGCGACTCCAGCAAGATGAGGCGTTTGCCGCCCGCTTGCAGAAATACGCCGAGCAATACCAGTTCCAACTCACGCAGGCGCAGAACGCGCAGATCGGGCGCATCGGCACGGCCCCCGCTGCAATGGGCGGAATGCAAACCCAAGGAATCCAATGAGCGCAATCCCGAAACCAACCCTGGACGCAGCTATCGCCACGCTCCGTGACCGTGACGAGTATCGCGTGATCCTCGACTTCATCCGCGACGAGCGGGAAAGATGCCTGGCCGACCTTGGCCCGGCAACCGAACCGCATGAAGTGATGAAGCTGGCCGGCGGTGTCGCCCGCCTTGACGAGCTTCTAGCCGTCTTGCGTGGGTAATTACAATGTAAGCACACAATGGGTTGTGATTTTACATTGTAAATACACTACATATGCCACGTCGGCACAGTGTAATTTCTTTGTGCGCACAATGTGCTTGACGGATCGGTGGAAATTTTGTAATTCCAAACCATCGCCACCACCGAGGCGAAATACGGTGCAATGAATACGAAGCAACCTACCGATGGGGGAATAGAACCATCGCAAAACCTGAGTCTGGAAGAGTTCATCGCTCAAAGGACCGAAGCACTATCGGAACAACCGGAAGCTGAAATGCCTCCGTCAGAACCCGAGGAGGAAGCGCCAGAGATTCCTGAAGAGGAGGAACTGGAGGCGGAACCTGGCGAGTCTGAGGAGGAACCCGAAGCGGATGAAGAAACCGATAATGCCGAATCCGAGATTGATTTGCTGTCTTTGACACCAGAGCAGATCCAAGACCTGGCCAAGAAGGGCAAGAGCCGCCTGCTTCACCGGATCGGTGAGTTGACCGCTCAGAAACGCGCGCTTGAGGCCAAGTTGCAGGAGACGCAGGAGACCAACCCAGTCATGCAAGTTCCCGCTGCCGAAAATCCGTTCCGCGACTTGAAGTCGGTGGACGAGATCAAGGCCAAGTGGAAGGAGTTGGAAGGAACGGTCGAAGTCACTGACAGGCTACTCGAAGACCACGAGGATTACGGCTCAGACGACATCATTGAAGTCGATGGGAAGGAGTTCTCGAAACGCCAGATTCGTCAGGCGAACAGGAATGCTCGACAGGCACTGATCAAATATCTGCCCGCGCAGGCGCAAACGCTTCAGCAGCGTGAACAGCTTGCGGCTTTGGAACAGGAGTATGAGAAGGCAATTCCGGTCGAAGTCCCTGATTTGAACGACGAGGAAGGCGAAGTTTTCAAGGCATACAAATCGCTCAAGGACGACCCTTTGATCACCCGCTTGAGGACCGAAATCCCCGAGTTGGCCCCACAGATCAACTACATACTGGCTCACGCTTCCGCCTCAATCGTCGCTTCCAAGAGAAAGCCAAAACTGTCTGTCAAAGCAACCGGAGTCACCGGCAAGGCCAAAGTGCCTGCCGTTCCGGGTGGTGCCGTAGCAGGGAGATCGGCCATTGCACCGAAGAAGAAGGAGTCTGAGGCATATCAGAGGTTCCAGCAGACAGGTTCAGTCGATGACTGGATTGCTGCAAGGGCCGCCAAACTCTCAACCACCTAAAATCATGCCTATTTCAACCACCTATAATCCATCCGCACCCGCCGCAACCACCACGCAGGGTGCCGCCGTTGGCAATCGTGAGGATCTTTCCAACGAACTTGTCATGCTTGCCCCCGAGAAAACGCCGCTTCTTTCGCTGTGCGCGAAAGGAAAAGCGACCAGCACGTTCTGCGAATGGTCTGCCGACAAGCTCGACGACGTGTCCACCGCCGGTATTTCCGAAGGTGCTGACGTGACGAGCTTCGACGACAAGTTCGCAAGCCGCGCCCGTCTCGGCAACTACGTTCAGATCTTCCGCAAGCCATGGCTTGTGTCGAACCTCCAGAATGCCGTCACCACCGCTGCGCCGGCCAATGCCGCCGCCGCCCAAGCGAAGTCGATCATGGAGCTGAAGCGCAACATCGAAGCGCGTCTCTGCTCGAACAGTGACCGCACCGTCGAGAATGGTGCCGGCACTCCCTACACCACCCGTGGACTGGGTGACTGGCTGGATTCCGCTGGACCTAGCGATGTCCCTGCGGACTACCGCACGCCGAGCGCTTCGATCCTAACGGCCACACTCACGGAGGCGACCCTCAACAACGCCCTCGGCTCGATCTTCTCGAAGACCGGGGACATGCAAAACCTCACGTTGATTGCCAACGTGTCGCTGCGCAAAGTGATTGCAAACTTCACTCGCACTGAAGGGTCCACCACCTCGACATCCTACACGATCAACGAGGATGCTGGCAGCAAGAAGATCACGCTGTCGGTGACATTGTTCGACTCCGACTTCGGTGTCATCAATATCGTCAACGCCAACCCGGATTGCATGCCGGCAGCCGCCACCAATGAGGGCTACATCGTCAACCCGTCCTACCTCGCCTTCAACACGCTCATTCCCATGGGATCTCAGCAGTTGGAGAACCAGGGTGGCGGCGAACGCGGCTACGTCGAAGCGGTGGGGGCGTTCATCTGTAAACACCCGCAAGCCCACGGCAAGATCGCCTACAGCTAATCCACACCAACCGGGGGAGGGCAACCTCCCCCTCACTTCTTACCTACCAAGACAATGCCACAAATCATCAATAACGAGCTTCAAACGGGATTCACCCACTACGTCAAGATCACCGCCGCCGAGGTTGTCGCCAAAGGTGCGGGCAATCAATTCACCATCGGCTCACTGCCTCCGGGCGGGGTCGTGAACCGCTGCGGCGTGTTCGAGGTTGTCAATGCCACCGGCACATCCACCGATGTCACCCTTGACGTTGGCACCACCGGCGCGGACCCCGACGAGTTCATCGACGCGCTTGACATCGACGGACTGACCAAGGCCGCGTTCAACACGGGCGATGCCCTGATCACCACCGGCGCGAACTACACGATCAACAACACGGCATCCGCCGTGCCGATCCTCGCCGAGTTTAACGGCACGCTCACTTCCGCCGGTCTTGCGACTGGCGAGTGGATCATCGCGTGGAACCAGATCGACATCGGACAGCTTGCCTGACGCTATTCTTTGCGGTTGGCAATCGTTGCTCGGGGTTGGACAGCCTGATCCCCAGCCCCGGGCAACAACTTTCCAAAAAAGATGATCATCGACGATGCCGCTCTCACGGATGCGATCATTACCGAACTCCGCACGGGGCGAAAGCTCATGGAGGCGCGGCAGCATTTCAGGGAGCAGGACGCACGCAGGGAGGCAAAGGAGCTTCGCGGGAAAACTCACGCGGTGCTTGGCAAAGCCCTTGCGGTTGTTCCGCAGCATGAGTTTTTCCTGATGCGCAACAAGTATGGCCCGTCGTGCTGGCACGACCGGGAATTTATCAAGGATTTTCAAAAACTGGAACCGGACCTCAAGGTTCACAACGCATAAGCGGGCAACAACGCGGCCTGAGTCGTGGATAGCCCCTGACAACCATGACCACACGCAATTACACCGACTTGCTGGCCTTGATCCAGGGACTTTGCGGAGTGACGTTCAGCGACATCGAGTTGCCACGCATCGTGGCACTGTTGAACCGCCGGGCGATGAAAGCCTACAAGGCCAGCGACCTTTGGCCCCGCTATCTCAGAGTGGGCGAGGCGCGGGCGGTGGCATCCGACGTGATCCCATTCGCCGAAGGCACACTCGACACCATCGGGGGGTTTCTTCGCGTCCACAGGACGCAGCCGTTCGCCAGCGCATCGGCGCAGGAGTTCACGTTCCACATCGAGAGCGACGGGGCGCACTTGATCGCCGGCGGGCTGGCACCGACCACCGCCTACGTCACCTACAAGAAGGAATACACGCCAGCAATTAACTCGGCATCCACCGACATCCCCGGCGAGTGGTTCTACTACATCGCCTACGGCACGTATGCCGACTTCCTGCGGTCCGAAGGGCAGCAAGAGAAGGCGCTCGTTGCCGACCAGGAAGCACAGGCGGAACTCGACGAGGAGATGCTTCAAGCTCACCACGTTTCGACAGCCAACGCTGTTTTTACCCGCATCAATACCCACTCCAACAACCAACTCAGACAATGACAATCACAGCAAACGGAACCACCACCATCCCGGTCATTCCCGGGCAATTCTACGTCCTTGGAGCCGCTGGCACATGGGACAGCGGATCACTGGCAATCAACTGGGTCGATTCCGCCTCGAATATTGTGGCACTCAGCGGGTCTCCGTTGACAGCGAACGGACTCATCACGTTCCGCGCGCCGACCGGGACGATCTCACTGGTCATGTCGTCGGTGGCATCCGCCTCCAACGTGACCATCTCGCTTGCAAACTGCGTCTACTAACCACCTGACATCATGGCTAATTACATTAAGGTTGTTGACCAGAAGAACCAATTCAACGAGTCAAAAGCAGGCGACCGCATCTTGATGTTGTCGAGCGACGGCCCTGACAGCGCAGGCGATCAGGCAGAGGTGCTGGAGGCAATGACCACACTTGGCGTTGGCGGCACCGTGGACAACACCGCGGTCAACGCGGCCATCGCGGAGAATCCGGCGGCGACGAGGGGGGCGATGGAAGCTGAAGCGGGTGACTTGTGGTTGGCTTTTTCTTTTTCATCCACTTTCGAGTCTCTTTATATCTCAACCTCGACTGACGGAATCAATTTCCACATACCGCAGATTTCTGGTGGGGGGCGGATGAAGCCATCTCTTTACAACCCGGTTTCGCTAAGAGATCCGTCAGTCATTTATTGGAACAACACATACTGGATTGCCTACACATCAGGGGCATTTACCAACCATACTTCATTTGCCATTGCAAAAAGTGCGGACCTTGTCACATGGACTCACGTCGCGGATGTTTCATTGGCTGCAATTTCAGGCATTCAAAGGGCATGGGTTTCTGATTGGTATTTGGGCGACGATGGCGTTCCTAACATTTTTATCGACGTATCAACCAACGGAAACACCGGACCATTTACCGTCTATCACCTACACCCAACCAATGCGACAATGACCACATGGAGCAGTCCGGCGGCAATGTCCGGAACAGGACTCCCATCGAACATTATAGAATCGCAAGTTGTTAAAATTGGTGGAGTGTGGCATTGGTTCTTCAAAAACGAAACGACAAAATACATTGAACACGCCACATCGTCCACCGGGCCTTTCAGTGGCTACACGATGGCGGGCACAGGAGATTGGGCGGGGTGGGGTGTGGAAAAAGAAGCTAATTTTCTGATTCAGCGACAAGACGGAACATGGCGCATGTATTTGGAGGCATATAATACCAATACGCTTCAGTATTCCGATTCCGCCGATTTGGTGACATGGACATCACCGGCAAATTGCGTTTTTACAAACTCGGTAAAATTACGGAATACTTCTTTTTTGCGCTGCAATTCCCCCCAATTAATTGCGAATGTTTCAAATTTATTGGCAAAACCATCGTTGATTCCATCAGCATTAGCGGCTTTGCAAGGAGTTGGAATTTCGGACATTACTTCAATAAGCGCGGATACCAGGTCCAATTATAGAGCACTTATACATGCCGCAAATGCTTATTTAAATACTGGCGGATTATGGGTTTCATACGACACGACAAAGCCATCATGGCTTCTATACCAGGGGATTGATGAAGATGTCTTTTGGATTTTTCGGGCTCCCGCATCCGCTGGTTCTTTGGCATTCGCAGAAATGCTAAAAATCGACAACACGGGCAGAACCATCATCCCCAAGCTGCGAGTCACCACCACCGTAGCGCCTGCCTCGGCAACCGCGGCTGGGACCGCTGGCGAATTTGCATGGGACTCCAATTACATTTACATTTGCACCGCGACCAACACGTGGAAACGGGTTGGGATTTCGACATGGTAAAACACCCACCATGCCACACCATCTCCACCCACCTCACCTGACACCGTAGAAACCACCCATGCTACCCGAAGATCCAAAGACCGAAGAACGCCACCATGATTTTATGGTTCAAACCGACCTTATCCAGAAGCTCGTCACCCTGCTAGGCAAGGTGCTTGTGCCGATGGCAACGGCTGGTTTGCTGATTCTAGTGGCCAA